CACCTTCTTGCTGTAGGGCAAACTCTACTGCCTCTGGTGCTGTGCCTAGCTTCTCTGCCAACACGTCACGGCCTGTAATCTTCTTATTCAAGCCAACAAAGCGGGTATTAGATTCATCATCTGTTACCCGTATCCATCGCTCCTCATCCCAGAACTGTTTAATCCTGTTCCATATCTGGATATAGATGCGGCGTTTCCAATCGTTATGACCGTCTAAAACATGACCTAATTCAACCTGACCACCGGCCTGCTTAGCCTGAATAGCTCTACCTGATAGGCTGCGCTCATCTTTTCCTGCCAGCGTAGCGTTAACGCCGACATTATCAATCTCGCCTTTGGCTTCTTGCAACAGGGCTAACTGGCCTTGTGCTAATTCACTGTTGCGGTCTATCTCAAACCGGCCATCACTCAATAGCTCAATGTCAGCCTTACCGGATGTGAGTTGATTCATCATCCTGCTTCCGCTCTCAACCACGCCTTTCTCACGAATGACCGTGACGTTAGACAGCATATGCAGAGCTTTAGAACGTCTGTGGTTTATCTCATCCTGTATGTCTATCAGCCCGCGAACAATGCCGTAACGGCTATTCTCGCGGTCTACATAGGCAGAATTGGCTTCAATCGGACACGCGGGAATAGGCTTAGGACCGTCATAGTTTAGAAACGGGCTTTCTTCAGCCTTCTTTAAGACGGTATCGAATGAGAAAAAAACGAGATTCCAAACGCCCTTCTCTTTAAAATAGTGCTCATTGGTTCTAATTCTAGGGCGCTGCCGGTGTTTCTTGTCGATCCACAGCGGCTTATCGTCAAACGTAGCGTCTTCTGATACCTGCTCGCCGATAGTATTAAAGTCAACATCAGGGAACATCGCCTCTGCTTCGTCTTTCCACAACCACGTTGTAATGCCCATAAAGCTAGCGTCTGAGAAGTCGCGCTTCCGTGAGTGTGGGTCGTAATAGAACCTGTCCCACGGTATCTGCCTAATCTTTATCTCTGAGTTTTCACCTTCAACCTCAACGATAGCAGCGCCATAGCCCTCACCTACCACCTGATCGAATACATCAGAGGCAATACCATCAAGGCCGGTGTTGTCTGCTACATAACGTAACGCATCGGTAACGCTCTCGGCATCGTCTTCATGCCCTGGTGTTCGAGGGTAGGCTTTAGGGTCTGTTCTAGTCTGTCTCTCTAGCCCTAAGAGGAAGTCATGCTTAGGCTTGATTCGGTTAATAACGATTGGAGCCTGACCACGCCCTTTAAGTGTCTGTGCCTGCTCTGGGGTCCATTGCTTATGGTCGATATAGTCACGGTCACGCTCTGATAGTTGTCGAGCGTCCTGCGTAGCGTCCACAAAGTCCTGGAATTGGGTTTTATACTCAATCATGCAACTTGCCAATCGTTCTCATCTGATTCTTCTCTACCATAATCATGCGTTTCAGGCTTTTTATTAGGTTCTGGCTTAGTAGCAGCCACGCCTTGAGTGACCGCAAGCCCTAGCAATGTACACATATCTACTTGATCGTCATGCTCGCCCGCTGGGAATTTAAGTAATTCTGTAACCACTTCTTCACCCCAATCGGTTAAGGGAATGTGAATCTTTCCCTGCTCGACCAAACCACGAAAGGCTGCGGCCATAGCAACCTTGTCTCTGTTTCTAGTAATCCACTCAATAGACGCATAAGCCGCCTTATCTCGCATGGATTGCTTTAAGAAGTCCTCAATAGACCGGCGGATAACACCAGACTCACCGAATACCTTTAACGGCGACTTATCCTTAATCCATCCCGCAAGTATATCCACCCACTTCGCAGCCGTGCTCTGGTCCCGGTAACGATCAACCAGCCACCAATCACCGTTAGAATCAACACCCCAGTCACCGAATACAGTCCAGTCAGCAGTGGCTTTCTCAGTGACAGCAAAATCCGTTGTGATGTATCTATGTAGCTCTTTTGGCTCTTCGCCCAATCTAAATCTGTTGAATGTTTCACGGGAGAAGTACGTCCCTTCCTCTGGTGTGGGGTCTTGCTGATATAACGCGGACCATTGTCGGGCTGGCATTACATTCTTAATTCGTTCTAGCGCTTCTAGTGGATACCACTCAGGCCATAACGCCTCACCATCGGTGATGGCAGGTAGCCGCACACGCTTAAAGTTCTCTTGTTCAAGCACCTTGCCCGCTAAGTCATCCTCTGCCCACCGGGTAAGAACAATCACAATCCCGCCCCCAGGCATAAGTCTTGTATACAAAGTAGAAGTGAACCACTTCCAGATATTGTCTTTTATTGTTTCCGAATCTGCATCTTGCTGGTTCTTTATAGGGTCATCAATCAACGCTATGTGCGCGCCACGACCTGTAATAGGGCCGCCCACACCAACAGATACATAAATGCCGCCCTGCTCTGTCTGCCATCGGTTAACAGCAGCGGAATCGGCTCTAAGTTTGGTCTCAAATAGTTTCTTGTAATCTTCACTCTGCACGATGTCTCTAACATCACGCCCGAAGTCAGTAGCAAAGTCACCTGAGTAGGTGCTGGCGATAATCTGCCAATCAGGATGTTTGCCTAATGCGAAGGCCGGGAAGCGTCTAGATGCTAGTTCGCTCTTAGTGTGTCTTGGCGGCGCTTCAATCAATAATCGAGGGCTGTTCTTAGCCTCAACCTCACTTATAAACCAATCTAGAGCATCTGCTATCGTCTTGTGATGCTCGCCTGATTGGAAATCAGGCTTAGTGTAATTAGTGAACGCTAGTAGGTTCTTCCGGGCTGCTCGCCTGTTCAGAAGCTCCTGTGCTGCCTGCTGTGGCGATATTTGCGAGTATTGCGTCTGATAGCTCTCTTGGCTCTGCATATTCCACCGTTGCTGTGACTTCTGTGCTCTGCAAATTAGGTATGGACTTGTTTAAAAGTATCTCAGCCGCCCTTACTTGCGTCGATGATAACTCAACACTTCCATCTATATGATTTTGAAGCCTATTTATTATCTGACTAGACTGTATCTTGTCGCGCACAAATTGCTGATGTCTTGGGTTTAAACGTGCTGCCATTATGTGTACCCCAGTGCTGAAGCCACGCTATCTGCCATTGTTCTGAACAGGTACGTGCTTATGGTTTTATCGTTACTGCCACTATACGTAGTTTCCACCTTTATGATGGTTTGGCCTACTTGTGAGAAGTTTACCTGAAAAGCCAGCGACTCTGTTGCGCTTGTATATGTTTGCGCGTCTATGGAGGCTGAGTTACCTGATACTATGGATGCGGTCATGCTTGCTACAGCCAGGTCAGCTACGTCACTTGAGCGGCTTGCATCTTCGCCAAAGGTTTCTATCGAGCCTTTAGTTCTATTGTGTATTTTTTGGTATCTCATGCTGCCTGCTTTCTCCGCGTGTTGGTATTTCTGCGCCTGCCGCTACTGTTTGACCGATTGCCACGCTTGGTGATTCTCAGATCAACTTTATTAGTTAATACGCCGTTAGCTTCAAAAGAAACGATCAAGCCCCCGCCAAACTTAGGCGTTGCAGTAGGTGTAAACGTGATAGATGTGGAGCCTGATATTGATTCACCGCCTAATGTAGTCCCATTACCTACTGTGGCAAACGTGATCGAAGTAGAGCCACCACCAACAACCTTTCTGATGCCATCTGCTACGTTAGCGAAGGTGATAGACGCGCTGCCGGTGATTGCACCCGATGTCAGTCTGGCGACTTCGCTAAACGTGATCGAAGCCGCACCGGCTAACTCACCATCCGCCGTCAGTGTCGCAGATTCGCTGAAGGTGATGTTTGTGGAAGCCGTTAATGGAGATGCCGCAGCGTTGGTCAGTGTGCCTGTGTTTGTGAAGGCTATGACCTCGTTATTTGCGCCTAGCGCACCCTTAGCCCGTATAGCGCCCGTAACAGGGCTGAATGCTACCGTAGCAATACCTGTCATTGCGCCTTCTGCAACGCCTGTGAGAGCGCCTGATGCGGCAAAACTGATGTCACTCTGCCCTACTAGCGTAAATTGCGCTGCGTATGGGCTGTTTATGAAATATGCCGCTACCGGGGAGTATTGATACGTATTAAGTCCAGACCTATAAACCTGGGTTGCAACTACGGATATATCACGCATTGAGCCGACGTTATTAAACGTCAGGTCAGTCGAGCCTGATATTGATGCAGTTCCTCTGATGATACCTACAGGAGAGAACACCAACCCGGCAGAGCCGGACAGGTCACCCGTAGTGGTAACAATCGTGCCTGTAGTGGCAAAAGTGACCGATGTGGAGCCTGTTAGATCGGTAGTACCATCCAGGTCCGCATTTTCGCCAAAGGTTATTGAGGTTGCACCAACTAACTCGCCTGAAGCTTCAGCCAAACCTGCTAAATTAAATGACAGGTTGGCTGTGCCGACAATACCAGCAGTCTCAAATGACCATTTTGGAGGCGTGTTTAACTGTACGGCATAGTCGCCGCGCCTGAATCCCCTAACAGGTATAGCTAGACCGTTTGTAACGGTTAAATCACCACCCAACGAGCCTGTAGCGCCTAATGTTAAGTCAGTCGCCCCGGACAACTCACCACTGGCAAGCAATAACGGCGCGTTGTCCGAGAACGTGACTGTGGTGGAGCCGATTATCTGGCTCCTACCTGTAACCTTTTTGGTTACATACCTATAAGTCGAATAATCTTGTAAAACGCTCTGCGCGTTTACCAGATCAATCATTAGGCTACAGTACAATCCAAGGCCCCAGCCGCAAACTCAGGTGTAATACCTGAAGATATGGCCAGGCTAGAGTTTAGCGCACCACTCAAGAATAGGTTGCCCGTACCCGTTAAGGCCGAGCCAATACCAAAATGGGTAGCTGTCTCAGATCCACCCGTTGCTTGGGGGAACGTAACAGCAGCGGCATTCTCAGCCGTGTCATTAGTTACCGTCCAAGCAGCACCAGAACGAGCTACAGCGACGCGAGCATATGAGGTGTATGCGCACTCATTAGTTGACTGTGTGCCAGCCTCACCCGGATCACTTGTATGTAGGGAGATGTAAAAACTGCCTGCCGTGGTCGATTGTACCAACCCGGTCACATCGCCTACGTTTGCAAGGCTTACGTTTGTGAAAATCAAATCGAGTAACGAATTCTCGAAAGCGTTAGTTGCACTCATTCTATTAGTCCACCGTTGAAATTGTTAATCCAAGCGCATCAGCGCCGGTTGCTGCTACGTTGATGTATACAACAGCGGCATTCATATCCGCCGCCGCCAGGTTTAGTTTGTACCATCCGCTGCCTACCTCAGTAATGCTGCTCGATCCGTCGATAGCGCCAAATGCGCCGCCGTCCTGAGATATGGTTACTGTTGGAGATGCGCCCGTCACTGGTGTTACGTGATCGGTCGAGCTAACCAGATAAATAGCGATATTGTTTAGCGCGGTATTCACTTTCGGCTTTTGGTCTGCCGCAATCGCCGCTATATCCGCAGCAAGGTCTGCCGCTGGTGTGCCAATCAGACCTGGTATGGTTGTGCCAGTATCTACTAAGACTGCATCAACAACCGTATCAATGGCCGCAAATCCCGTCGCTCCGTTAGCCAGTGCGTAGGTGTCGCCGGTCTGGGCTGTATGGCCTGTCACCGAGCCAACTGCGCCGGTTACTGATCCAACTGCGCCTGTAACGCTGCCCACGCTGCCGCTTACGTTGCCGGTAACATTGCCCGTGATATTCATGGTCTGGTCAGGCAGGTTTATTGCAGTCAACCCAGCACCAGCCGCGCCCACTCTAATAGCCGCCGCGCTCATCTCAACTGTAAATTGACCAATAACCTCGCCCACTACAGACACACTGTCTACAGTACCCGCCGAGAGAATAGCTGTGTAGCTCTGCCCTGTGCCAAACCCGTTGGCCGCAGTAGCCACAACAGAGCACATATTAAAGCCAACCACAGAGTCAAGGCTCACCGTCAACGTCTCCGCTGCTGTGATCTGCGTCAAACTTGCGTCTTCGTATATCTCAACCACACCAGACACCAACACCGTTGGTATCCCGGTGAGCGCACGAGTGGTAAACGGCAAGTAAACCGTATCTTCTAACTGATAATCACCCGACATGGGTATCTCCTATTGATTTATGCAAGGCCGGGGCCTACTAATCCACCTGGGCCGACCATTCCGCCCGGTCCGGCTA